CTAAGCCGTCCTCGTTTTTTTATCAACCTTTAATTCATTTTTACCATCCTGAAATCCCATCTTATAAACCTTTTCTAGTTGTATCATATTCGCTAATGAAATTAGCTCTTCACATTCTCCGAGCAGTTTACCGTTGCCAATTATTCTTATTATTTTGTTTTCCGTCACTCTGATTTTTTTAACGTAATTTCTGTATTCATGGTCATTCATAACCTCTTTAAAAGCGTCAATATTTATCCGTTCATCCATATTTTTCAGTTTTGTCATTAATTCATCTCTCCTCATTATTGCCAATTAATTAATTGCATGAAACGCAACTTCTCAATATTTACCTCTTGTTAGTGATTGCGCTACTGGATATAATTACATTACAAATATTCCCTTTGTAAGGGGGTTTTGTGAAGGAAGTCCGTGAACTCTTGTCAGGGGTTGGATCGGGCTTCCTTGCTTTTGTCCATATGATTCCCTATTAGTAATATACGCACATGTTTCAAGCTTTCAGGGGGCTTCAACTAAATCCTAAATTAACAAATTATTCACTACATTTTAAGCATACACTGACCATCTGGTCGAAATCTCTAAAACAATGTCGATTAAATTGTTTAGATGTTATGAAGATCCCCCGACTGTCTTTCAATTCTGCATTCTTTGCCTAACCAGTTTCTTTTCTCTATATGGCTCCTTCTTGCCAATCGGCATTAATGACTGAGCTATCAGTCCGTCTTCCCCTTCCAAAACCCTATATTTCTCGCCGTTAAACTGGAACATTTCACCGGCATTCAGCCCCGACTCGTCCAACCCGGACACCATGCTTATTTTGCGCCTGTGCCATGTCTCCCCCTCATCGTCACTGACATTAACTTCAATCAGAACATTTGCGTCATCCATAAATTCATTCTTGAATTGATCTTCTTCCTCCTTTATCTTTTTCATACTCCTAACCCTCCCATTTCGTGATACTGATTAAGCAGTTTATCCAAGCATTGGCTCAAATTAATTAGCTCCCTGTCCACAAAGCTTTTAGCACAAGAGTATGTGTTTAGCCCTTGACGTGGATCCTCGATTAGCCATAATAAATCTTTCTCCAACATAATTTCGCCCCCTTAAGAACATTCATTTGTCTTATAATAGAACCTGTGTTCTATTATAACAAGGGGTATCCTGTCGAAGGGTTATATTTATATTTTGTCGAATCGAACTTCATTCCAATTCATTAAGATTAACACCTAGTGCAAAGGCGATTCTGCTCAACGTTTTAAAATGCGGTTTCTTTAACTTCTCCTCTATACGACTGAGGTAACTAACGCTTATTCCTGCCCTCTCTGCCAGTTCTTTTTGCGTCAGGTTTTGTGCCTGGCGCAATTTTGCTATGTTTTTGCCAATCAATGCTGTCAAGTCCTGTCTTTAAGAATACACCTGTTGCTAAGTCGAATTAGGTAAAATTAGGTATGTCACAACTATTCATTTCACTGCCTATTTATTCAATTTAACTTAAATAACTCTTTATGTATGCACATACATTGATTATAACCTGATATGTGACATTATTAATTTAGTAGTTTTTACCACAAGAAATAATGTCAGGCGGGTATAATCAGTGAATCGTATCAAGGAAATCTTAAAAGAACTAGATATGACCCAGGAGGAACTCTCTCACCGCTCCGGAGTTCCACAGCCAGAAATCAGCCGAATAGCCAATAATAAGAAAATAAAGATCGAACTAGGAACCGGTATTAAGATTGCACGAGGGCTCGGTAAGCCGGTACAGTATGTTTTTCCTGACTATTAAGAAGACCCTAGCAACTTATGCCGGGGTCTTACTATTTTCTTACATATTTGTCGCAGAAGAATTAAGAATGTCGCATGGCAGGAAATGCTAGTGATTTGCTGAAATGATTACGGAGATAAAAATAAGGAGTGTGAAATTATGTTTAAATTTTTAGGTATCGTGTGTTTCCTACTAACCTTTATTATGCTGATAATTTCTATTAATCCGAAATGGATCGCCAGAGGCAAAGAGCCTTTAAAGAGGAAGCATACACTCTTGACAGCTTTGACCATGTTAGTACTATTCTTTATTTTTGCAGTTAATGACAGTGGTAATAGTAAAACGATACCGACTACTTCGCCAAGTATACCTACGGTTAGTACTCCAGCAAAGACTCCAGAACAAATAGCCCAGGAAAAAGCAGATGCCGAATTAAAGACTAAGCAAGCTGAAGAAGCAAAGGTAGCAGCCGAGGCGAAGGCAAAAGCTGACGCAGAAGCTAAGGTTGCAGCAGAGAAAGCGGCAGCTGCGGCCAAAATAACAACATTAAAGAATGAAGCCCAATCCATCCCTTACAAAGATTTGGCGAGAAATCCTGATAACTATAAGGGTAAAAAGGTTAAATACACCGGAAAGGTTATACAGGTCCAAGAAGAAGGTAAAAATGTAGGACTTCGCGTTAATGTGACTAAGGGAGCCTATGGATATGATGACACTATGTTTGTTATGTACGATAAAGGAATCGTTAACGGTAGAGTTTTAGAGGATGACATAATATCCTTTTGGGGGACATCGGCAGGATTGCTGACATATAAGACAGTTATGGGCGCAGAGATGACAATACCTCAGGCGATGGCTCAAATCGTGGAAGTGAATTAATAGGATAAAATCGCAAAAAAAGCCCTCCCACCAATTAAGGCAGGAGGGCTTTCATCATGTCTAAGTTTAACCTTGTGGTGCATCACGATTAATTAGTATCCCGATGACCGTGGCCACGGCTGCCACGCCATTGGCGATAGCATTAATCGATTCATCTGTCAAGATCTGCAGGCCAAAGGCCTCGGTGACGAGTTTTACGGCCCCCAAGACAGCAACTGCTAAAGCAGGTTTGCGTAGTTTTTCTAACATAGAGATCATTCCTTTCATATCAAATTGGCAAGCGCTTGTGAATTTGCCGTTGTTCTTTAGGACCACAAAATACTACAGCGTTTTCGCGTATTCGGCAGCCTTGATAGCTGTATCTTCCGCATGAAGTCCGCAGCAATTTGTAGCCCCTGGGATGTCTAGTTCTGCACCGCCAACAATTATAGGATGTTTGCAATTCTCAATGTCCTTGTGAATATTGGCATTGTTTCCGTCGCGACAATACATAGCGCACCCGCCTAATTTCCTGGAAATGATCCGCGCACTAGAGAAATCTGTGTCAGTAAAGTAAACCACTGTATGATCCGTCATGTCGCTTCCTCCTTCTAAATCTTTAAATAATCGATCCCACGGAAATCCAGCACCCGGACAATTAGCTTTATTAACCGAGTCAATCCGATAATGCCCAATGATATTATCCTTGGTCACAGGTATGCCTAACGTCTCGATCAGCCACCGATGCAAAGCAAGTGTCGCCTGGTACTGCGCTTCAGACATTACGTCTCCGGTTTCTCCCTCGTGTTCAATACTGACCGTGTAATAGTTCGGATTAACACCGGATTTAAGCAAAGGCCAATCGGGTTTATTCACTCCACCGTTGGCCCATGCAGGGTTGTCCAAGCTTACGTATTGGTGGATTTCCCCGTTCTTACCCACCCCGAAATGGGAACTAACTTTACTGATTGGATTCTTAAACCACGAATCTGTACCGGCTAGTGATCCGCTCATGATGTGGTTGACGATGGCGAGAGTTTTTAGTTTTTTAAACTCTGCGCTGTAGTGTGGCGATCCAATCCAAATGATAGTTGGTTTTTGCATAATCTCACCCTTTCTATTTAAACATCGCTACTGCCAAGCCTACGATCACTCCGGATACAATCGGTAAAATAATGAGCAGCCACCCAGGCACTTGGCCTTTCGTAGCTGCTTTTAATTCGTCCATGGCTTTACAGTTTTCTTCTTTGTGCTTCAGAAGATCCTCTTTGGTGACGTAGCTACCAGCAATTAAGACTCGCAGATCGTTAACCGCATCCCATATTTTACCGAGAGATACTATGATCTCATTGGTATCTTTATCCGACATTCCGCCCCCTCCTTGGTAACTGGCTTATCATTACAGCACACTTGGTGGATTACGTCCCGAAACAATCATCGACATTCTCTCCTTCTAGACAATAAAAATAACCGTCGTTTGACGGTAAAAATAAACTTTTTGAATTGATCAACGCCAGGGTTAACCCCCAGCGTCTTTTTTGTGTTCCAATAGTTCCCCCACTCCCACATCTAAATAGTTACAAAGTTTATCCAGCGTCTCAAAGTTGGCCCCTTGCGCCCTTCCGTGGTATAACTCAGCCACCGTATTCCGGGCCAAACCCGTTCCTTCTAGAACATCAGATATCTTCAATCGTTTGCGACCCATTATTTCGCTTAGTCTATTCTCAATCACATTATCATCCCCCTTGTTTGGATAATAACATGTTTGATTATAAACATCAATGCACTGATTAAAATAGTTGACACATTGATTATTATGGTGTATATTATAATCATAAGGTTAATTAAAAACATCAGTGTATTGATTAAAAACAGAGGAGGACGAAGCAATGACAGCTAATGAAATCAGAAAAGAAGTAAGCCCAATGACAATATGGATGGCAAACGCGGCAATTATGGAGGCATGTAGATCGGCTCGCAAGGATGAGGTAAGCAATCCCAATCCCTATAACAGAGAAGGAGTAGGTGTCGCAGCCGAAGTGCTATTCTCAATGTTTCATACTTGTAGTGCATCCATTAAAATCGCGCTGTTGGCAGTGGCAAAATCATATGACGGTTTTAGAGGAGGTCACCATCTCTACTTTGATGCTTTTGTAGAAGCCCTTAAAGCTCAAGACGGTATGGTTAAGCTCCGTCAACCAGATTGGGTACTTGAGTCATAATCAAACACCACAAGGTCAGCCGGGGCCAATACCGGCGCAAGGAGGAGTAAGCCATGAAACAACTAACCTGCACCTGCGGCCATACCCCCAAACAACCAAAACGCAATCAAAACGGTACCTGCCCGAAGTGCGGCAAAGAATACTACTACTCAGAGCCCTTAGGAAAATGGCTATTTACCCAAAGAATCCACGACATAGGAAGCACCCGTCCCTAGCCTGCCAGCCCGAACGAGTGCTTAAGAATGACACCGGAGTGTCATGGTTATTATACCAGGCGCTCCGGTCCAAAGAAAGAGGAGTGAGGTTAATACGGCAGCACAAATACTTAGCTCAACCGCCGGGATCCTGCTTGAGCAGGTCATTAACTCCGTTTTTACATTTTGCCCAAAAGTGGACAAGCTAGAATTACTGTTATCCCTCACAGCGATCCTTACCCAGTACGATATTAAGCCAGCACTACTCCCTAATGGCCATCCGGATCTAGCCGCAAAAATTAAGTTATTCTTGGCAGGGAAAAAGCTCGAGGGCATTAGCCCATTAACTTTCGAAGCCTATAAGCTAGAACTCCGGATCTTCTCCGAGCACATTCACAAGGCCACAGACGAAATCACCACGTCGGATATCCGTCTTTTTCTTGGAGAGTTCGATTATCTCAAAACATCGTCAATCTCCAAGAAATTGTCTGTTTTGAAAAGTATGTTCGGGTGGCTCGCGAACGAAGGTGTAATCTCAAAGGACGTTACCAAGCAGATCAAGCCGCCCAAGAAGGAAAAGCGGGTACCGAAGGCGCTAACGATAGAAGAACTTGAGATGATCAGGGAGGCCTGCATCTCTCCGCGTGAACGAGCACTCATCGAGGTCTATTACGCGACAGGCGCCAGGCTCTCTGAGGTCCAATGCCTCAACCGCCAGGACATTGATTATCAAGCCATGTCAGTGTTGGTTGTCGGCGATAAAGAGCGAACGGTTTACTTTAGCTTTAAGGCAATGTATCATTTAAAAAAATATCTAAAGAAACGTTCCGACACCGTGGAGGCTCTGTTTGTAACGGAGCGCAGGCCATATAGGCGGCTGTCGACGAAGGGTATCCAGAGAGCTGTTAAGGTCATTGCCGCCAGGTCCGAGGTCAAGAAAAACGTGCATACTCATGTGTTCAGACACACTTTCGCGACTTTGATGTTGAATAACGGGGCGGATCTGGTAGCTGTGCAGGGGCTACTGGGGCATGTAGATCCGGCCACCACATTAATATATTCAGTACTGTCCGATGAGAAACGTAAGCAATCACATAAACAATACCTTGTCCAGTAACGCCTTTCGGGGTGTTTCTTTTTTATTTACAGGGTTTTCCTCCTTTGTGTCGAATTGGGTAAGTTGTCCAGACTCACCAATTCTACCTAGAGGGGAGGTGTAGAAATATGTCAGAAAGTAATAAGCCAGTAAGAAGACCAGCCAATGATTCATACGAAAAGCCGCCCGTAAGACAAGGCCAAGATCAACGATCCTTAGATAAGCCACCAGTTAGGACTCCTCAGGCCCCAAAGAAACCTTAAGCTTTTCCTCTTTTATAGGGATGTACTTACGTATCAAATCTATGTCATAGATCTTAATGTATAACCCAGCTTTAGTATCTACAAATACCTTATCTATGGGAATATCGTATTCCCTAACTAATTCGGTCATAAACCCAACGTCATTCAAGCATAAGCGTTCCGCCTCAAAAGTGCGGGACGCTTTTAATATTGTTCCGGTTATCGTTATGTTATCCGGTTTATCAAGACGCCCAATTTCAACTACTTGTGATTCGTGTTTTCCGAAAACTTCGTCCCATACAGATGTTGTGCTAGAAAATTTTGCAATTCCTTGTTTAACTCGGACCCAATTAATTATTCCCTGTTGAAGTTTAAATCCCCATTTTACCCATATAGAACTCACCACGAAACTAACAATAATACTTAAAAACAGAAACGCTAACAGAAAAGTAAAACTAGCAGAGGCATCCTTTAATTCAGCAATGGTCCAAATTCCGTTCGCCTTACCTACAAAATAGGGGATTTTAATGATGAGGTTGTACAAAGCAAGCGTAATAAACGATACGGGCAACCAAAACAAGGCTGCTATTGCTGTAAATTCTATAGGTGAATGTTTAGCGACGGGGTTTAATCCAAACGATTGTAGCCAAAAGTAGACTAGTACGCCAGGGAGTAAAAACACTAATGTGCTTAGGAAATTATCCATTTTTTTGCTCACACCCCTTCTTTAGTTTATTTCGATGATAAGACTTCATTTCCTGCTTTCACCCACGAAATAAGGACTAACCGAAGTGGTCAGCCCTTTCGTCGTTTAAGAACTCTTAGGGAAGGTCCTTGCTAGACATAATGAGTCAACAACCAAATATATCTACAAACCAGTGATACCAAGGGTTTAAGGGTATTTTTGATGGTTAGTATTTGATTATGCGCAGTAACTTTGCATCTATTGTTTTTCAAGCTTACAAACTTTTTCGGTGATGCTGGCGATTTCATCAAAAAACAATTCACTGTCAATTTGCTGCAGAATTGTGATCGTATCTTTTAGCTCATTGATTTGCTGTTGCCCAGTATTACTCACAAAATCACCCTCTTTTCTGGTTTGTTTATTATCCTTCCAATATCCAAATACATCTTTGAGATCGCAGCTGCCATCTAAATCTAAATGCGTACAATCAGTCGTAACAGTGCAGTCTACTAACCAAAGGGGTACAGGGGAACTATGTTTTTCGGAAAATCTTTCACAATCATCTCCAAATATACATCTTTTAAACATTTTAGCCCTCCTTCCCATAAGTAAAGACACCCCATAGGGTGCCCTTACCTTTTCTTCTTAGCAGCCGCTTTTTCGGCCTCCGCTTCCTTCTCCTCTTCGATAAACTCTTTCATCTTTGCATTCACCCAAGGCGAAACTCTGATTCCCTTCTTGCCCGCATAATCACAAAATTCCTCGTAGATACCTGGTTCGATTGTGATGTTTAAGGATTTTCGAGTCACACATAACCACCTCCAATAAGGTGATTATATACCAAATTGTGGGGCTTGGGTTGCTTGCACATACTTATGCGCATAACTGCGTGTTAATGTACATAATAAGTCTACTGTTTACTAAGCTAAGGCTGCAATTGTTCTTTCAGCAATAACAATTTCTACCTCAGAGCGTATCGGTAACTCAACTCCACCGATTAATTTTGTTTCAGGCACTTGCTCGGTAGTCATACGATTTGCCATCACCAGTGTTGCGTAAGAGTTAACCAATTTCCCTTGTATAATCGTCATATTAATCCAACCTCCATTAATAGATTTAGTGTTCTTAGCTCAAATTCTGCTTGATCTATCTCGGCTCGTGTAGGCTCTAATAATGCTAGTTGTGCATCTAAAGCTATCTGTTCAAGGTCATCAATAAAACCACCCTCGGTTAATATCTGCCCTAATTCACCTTCATCTGATTGGGTAAATTCTTCCGGATCAAGAACCGTAGAGGTATCAACTACTTCGACGACTTTATTCAGTTTCAACTTTATATATCTCATTATCCATTCGCCACCCATCTAAAGGCTTTACCAGAAGCGTTCATTCCATCAGTAACGTTAGAACCCGTAACAAAACCTGTTGATGTCATACCCCCAAAGTTATCAGCAACATTTGGACTTGTACCTCTTACCCAGACTGATGCAGAACCATTGTCGTTTGCCTCGAACTGATTACTCCCACTTGTTTCAGTCGATTGTATACGTAAAAATTTAGATCTAAATCCCACCGTTATCGCCCTAGATGCCGTTCCATCCCCTGTATAGCTACCTACAGCAACAAGAGCCTTTTTATCTAATTCCACTTTCGCTCCGGCAGGAGTGACCGCTGTTGTCGTACTGGTTCCCGCTGTAACTTCTGCGACTGTGGCATACTCTGTAACACCCGCTACCGTTTCGGATGCAGCATTTACTGTAACTTTAATTCCACTAGTTACCTGCCACCAATCATTTGCGGAATCCCATTTAACGGTGATGATTGCCCCTGCTTCAATATCCCCCGTTTCTAAGGCATCGTTATAATATTTTCTTAAATCTTTCGCCCCACCACCAGCATCAAGCGTTGCCGCACCAGCATTGGCAGTCTTGCAGAATATATCTAGCGTCATACCCTCTGTATAGGCAGTTATAACAGGATCAAGAGCAACAACATAAGCGTCTGTACTCCCTGCATCTTTTTTATAGTGATGCGCATAATCTGCCTTATGTTCACCAAGGGCTTCGGCAACTACTCCCGCAGCTGTAACTCCTATTGCCGCCGCCGCATCGGCTTTTGTCTGTGCTCCAGCAGGTGTTTCCTTGGTTTCTAGGGCAGAATTGGTCTCGCTTCGTAAGTCATCTAGGTCCTGCGCAGTGGCATATACCAGGGATACGCTAATCACTGCTGACACATTCTCAGCGTTACCGATTATAGTATTAAGATTAAGCACCTCTTCTACCACGTCGGTACCCTCTGGAGGCAGATAATCAGCCAGGTCATCAGCATTAGCTACACAGTAGAGTATCTCGCCTTCATCCGGATCCGTTGCAAATAATCCGACTTCGCGAACATACATCCCTACCAAAAGTCCCTGATTTGACAGCGATGTCCTTACAGTAACTAAACCAAGATCGGAGGCTGAAATACTGGATATAGCCAGCGACATGGTTTCGTGTACTAAAGCGGTTAGGGTATTAAGTGTAGTCCCGTCCGGGAGGTAGCCGTCGCCAATGGCCGCCCGGGTATACACTATTGCGACACCAGTTTGACCTTTAGCCAATAAACTAAGCCCATCTTGAGTTAGTACCATTTTGTTATATTGAGCCATATTTTTTAGACCCCCTCAGTAGTAAGGGTTATTGTTTTTCCAATGTGTAGAAACCCGCCAGAATACACTTCGTTCTGATTGTCACGCTGGATGGTGAATGACTCTAGCCAGGACCTGGTATTCTTAACGGAATTAATTGCCTTCTTTAGATTGTCAATGCTTATTTGACTGATTACCCTATCAGTAGTAACTACCTTAAACATGTATGGATCCCCGCCATAGTTGAACCACTCAGAGACCCAGGAATCATCAAAAATAGTGCTTAATGCCTGCTCCACTGCATAAGGCGTCCCCCTAGTTTTGTGAATTAGAGTCGACGTCTTTATGAGGTTACGCTTTTTCTCAACTGTTAGCGTAGCATCGTACCAATCAATGTGCATTTGCCAAGCTAAAAGATCAATTACCTCTTCGGGCAATTCGTCTATCCTAGACAGGAGAACACACTGGGCTATATCTGTCGAAACGGCCTGTAACTCAGGAGTTATGGCATCAGCTAATGCTTTGACTTGAGGGTCGCTTTTCAAGCTTTCTGGCAGGATACCTGCGAGACTAACTGAGTAGATATTAGTCATCTTCTAACCCTCCGTAGGTAACAGTCTCCATGTTATCACTCGCTACTTGGTATGATTCCACTGACTGGTATACCGGGAGAGTTGCCGCCGCCCTCTTGGCCCCGGCATTCTTTACCCTAGTAATCAGTTCCGAAGGATCGATGGCTCGACCCAGTTTAGAATTCTGCCAAAGCTTGTAATCCTCCACGGCCTGCGTTACTTTGGTTTGTATGCTTGTGCTAATACTGGAATCTGCAGTATTTATCCAGTAAGTCAGTGCTATGTCATAGGTAACTTGCTCTGGCGCCAATACTTGCACATTATCCGTAAGCGGTCTTACTTTCTTATCACTGCAAACCGCAAACACTGCGTCAAGTATTTCCGTCCCTGGTATTTCTCCACCAACTAACAGTGGTCTGATCTCCACTACTCCCTCCGAAGGACTCCAAACTAATACATCAATAATCGTTTGGCTGGCCGTCTTGGCCCAGTATTGATACGCTCCACCTGGTCCAGCTACCGAAAAGCTTTCTGGTGCCTCGCGGATCCGCTCTGCATAAGGATCATCTGACTCAATGTCAGCTCCACCAGCGGATTCAGTGATATTTTCGATTGATGCCACCCAAGCTAGTGGCTTTACTAGCTTATTGATTTGACCTACGAGGTATCCGTTACCGATTGGACCAGTCACTGTGCATGTTGCCTCAATATCCGCTGTACTTTGACCTAGGGGGACAGTGAACGCTGGTAATGCAAAGAATACATTATCGCCAGTGGTTACCAGAATGCCAGCATCCACTGCCTTCGCTTGGGATAATGCCTCTGTCAATGTTAAGCGCATGGTCGTTACGGCAGCATCTGGATTCAACCGTTCGGTGTCGCTAAAGGCTCCGAGATGGTTTAGAAAATCCCCCGCAGAATAGCCGAGTAAGTTTTGCTTTGCGGAAAAATCAATGAGTACCCGCTGCTGTGCAATAATTGGCACAATACTCTGTATGAATAAGCGACGGGGATCAGCGGCAGCAAGTTGTTGGCCAGTTGCTAAAGCGTACCTACTTAATATGTCTGCCTCTATCTGTGCCGCTGATTTCTCAGCAAAATTCACATCTGGGAGATTAAAGCGTGCTGTCATTAATCATCACCCTCACTACGGGTTTTAGTAGCCCGTTTTGATCGCCATGGAAGCTAACTTTAGTTACTTTTGCCCTGGGCTCATATTTACGTATGGCTACCACTAAGCGAGCCGTAATTTTCGCCTGTGCAATATTTACTGGCGCATCCACAAGCGGATTCCAAGCAAATCCCCTGTTCATCGGTGCGGAAAACTCTGGAGTATCCAAGATCATTCGGACATTCTGTAAAATCTCCTTTGCTCCAGAAGCCCCGAAGTCAATGGAATTGAATTCGGTAGTGACATCTACTTCGTTCACTTAACCAGCCTCCCGTACATATTCCTTCAATGTCAGATCAACCACCGCTGTCAGTAGCTTGCCATCGCCAGTGAAGGTTTTATGCTCCTCATTCAGTGCCTCTAAGTACCATAGATTATCAGTCATTGGTTCCCCTCCGATAACTAATACTGATGCCTCTCCTGTGTCACGCATATCCCGCAAGGCTTGTAATTCCTCTTGCGGGTTCAGCCCACTGAATGCATCAAGGCGAATAGAAAAACTGATCTGTTCCTGTCCAGGTCCGGCAAACTCAGATAGCGGTTTTTTACCGATAATATCGTGTGTCTCCCAGCGTCCGGATCCGCCACGCTTAAAACTGTCGAAGGTGCGCACTCTATCCATGGACACTTCAAAAACAATACCTCCAAGACTACCAACTACCCCCATTCTCAACTACCTCCATTCGGCGGACTTGTAACACCATCGGGTGCAGTGTGGGTATGACTTTTGAGGCTGATGCCATCCGCTATTACATCTCCGGTTACATTCACATTACCTAAAGCAACTATGTTGATCGGTCCCGAGGCATCTATTGTAAGCGTATGAGTTTCGCGGTTGTACTCAATAAACGTTCCATCTCCAAATTCAACATAACGAACGTTTCTCCGTGCATCGGTACTAACGGGTGACGCATCTTTTTCTTGGTAAATGGATCCTAGAATAAACCCTTGAGCATTCCCGCTCGGTAAAAATAAACAGACTACCAGTTCGCCTTTATCGGGCATCCAGTAGTCTTTATTTTGCAGTGTATTCATTACTATTATTGGTAACCAAAATGATTCCGTGGCTGTTTTATCCTCAAAAAGTACTCTAACTAGATGCTTTTTCGGATCTGGATGGTATTTTGTTACCCTACCAATACGGATAAGATTCTTCAAAATAGAATCCATTAATACCCCTCCAGACATCTACGTAGTTGTAGTTTTACATCGTACTTGCCCTGCTGACTATGGGCTGCTTGTGTGATGATGTATTTTCCATCGAAAACACCCCAACCGACAATCATTACAGTTAGTGCAGCTAAAAATCGGGTATCACCGGGTAGAGTCAAACTGATGTCCGTTTCCTTTATGTTTTCCTTCCGGAGACTACGTTTGGCCAACGACTCAGCTTCAGCAACTGAAGTAACGCGCTGATTGACACGCAGTATCTTACCTGTTGCTGGGGCGTTAGGTGCGGAGAATGTGTACTTAATCGTCTCATTTTGACTGGCATCTGTGTATTCAACCGTGCAAGCCGAATAAATCCCATTCAAGGTCGTCTTCGCTTGGAAGGATATGCGTGGAAATTCGCTCCTATTAATAGTCGCTATTGCTTCCTCTTCCTCATATTTCGCATCGTCAAAAATAAGGATTTTTCCTTCGCCGATCTTAAGAGATAACCCTGCGTCATCACATTGTTTCTGCAAGAACACCAGGTCAGTTTGCTCGGTTTGCTCTAATCTGTCGAAAAACGGATCATAGTCAGAATCAAAGAAGATGCTCATGCCATTACTACCCGCTACATCTCCGGCAACTCCCGAAAGAGTGATATTTTCCCATGCTTTATTTTTTTCTTCTCCGCGCATAGAGCCGGATCCCTCAGGGATAGAGAGCGCCTTGATTGTTACGGCGAAATCATCCGTTTCTATCTCGTCGATCTCGAAAACTCCGAGATTAAGCGAGTCTCTTTGTCCATTTGCATCCCAATTCTCCCGTACCGCTGTCGCTGACAATGTTGTGCCCTTATCCGGAAACCAGTCGCTGATCCACAGATGTTCCTGATCCTCGAGTGTAATCTGGAGATCATCGGCTTGTCCACTCATGTTATCGGTATATGACCATCCTTTAAGATGCGGCTTGAGGTCAGGCGTGATATTTGCGCCGTTATAGGTAACTTCAAGGTACGCTCTTCTACCTAGTTCCATTAGCTATTCACCCGCTTCCATGGTGGCAAGTTTCGTGGCACTGGAGGCGACACTTCGGGGATTACCAAAACTACATTAGCAGGGAAAATAACCGTCTCTCGATATTGTGGGTTAGCCTCGATTAGGTCGGTCATGTAGTATTCACTTTGGTACACCTTGAACGATATACCATCCCACATATCGCCTTGTTCAGTAGTGTAGGTATTAGCCATACGCTACGCGCCTCTTTTCCTGATCTCGCCGGTTCATTACGCGATCAACAATTCCTTCAAATTCAGATTTTGCTTTTTCCAAGAGAGGTGCAATTTCTTCCTTGTTTCCCCCACTAATATGAAAGTGAAAGGTGAATTCATTTTTGGCAGCATTGTTCCCACTAGAATCATTAAGTGCCCTTTTTTTTGCACCTAATAAAGAAATAGCACTGTTGTTAGGTATTATCTGACTTCCCCCTGGTGCATTGATAATCTCTGGGCCTTCTTCGCCGACCCACGTCAGGCCCCCACGCCAGTCATCAGTCCCGCCAGCGTTTTCACCTACAGCGTCATTGCTCTTTAAGGCGTTGTAAGAATCTCTATTGGCTGAGACTTCTTTATCTTCAGCATCGGTACCATTCCACTTCGTTAGCCATTTCCATGCTTTTTCGATTGCTCCTGTAACTGAATCCCAATTTTTCACAAGCGCATATATACCAGCTCCAAGAACTGCCAGGGCTATAATAACTACTCCAATTGGGTTTGCGGTCAGTGCTGCATTGAAAGCCCACTGAGCTGCCGCAATTACTCCTAGTCCAACCGAACCGCTTTCCATTGCTACCAGATGTCCCCACTGTGCTGCCGTTGCAATTCCTACTATGATATTATGAGCAGTCATTGCTCCTGTGTGGATATTTTGGGCAATCGTTACTGCTGTTGTAGCCACTTTGGATGCCAATAGAGTCGCCTCATAAGTCACATAAACCGCTGCGATTGTCCCAACTGCCGCTACTACTAAGGGTGCATTATCCGTAACTACATTCATAGCATAACTAATCTCATTTTTTATTGCTGGCATATTGGTGTTAATCCATCCTGAGAATTCATTCATTTTGGGCATTATCTGCTCACCTAATGGAAGAAGTATGCCTGTTTCAAGGTTTCGTTTTATGCCTTGCGCGGCTTCACCAAAAGTGTTGTATTTTACGGAGTTTATTTTCCCGAGAGCATCCACAGACTTGCTTATTTCGCCTTCGGTATTCATTAGGGCCTTGACACCCTTTACACCAAGATCTTCCCACTGGGTACCAAACAGAGCAACTCCAGCGGCATTCTGAGCTACTGGATCCTTCATTTCAAAAAGTGCCTTGGTTGTTTTATCGAAAGCCGCCTTTCCTGTTTCCCCACCTGCTGCAAATGCTGCAGTCATTTTGCTAGCGTTCAGGCCTAACGCCTCGAATCCTTCTGCAGAAGTTTTACTTCCATCTTTAGATCGGATACCGAACTCCTTGATAGCATCGGCGGCGAGATCCAGGTCACGAATTCCTGATTGAGAGGCATTAGAAAGCATATTGAACATTTCTTCGGCACTAAACCCTTGGGCCGCGAACGTACCGCTATATTCATTAAGAGTGTCAAGGAGGTCTCCGTTAGAATCTAGGCCCCATTGGGCACCTTGGGCTATAAGGTTATATGCTGTGTCTCCGTCCATCCCAAACTGCTTCATGAGTTGATTGGCTGATTTAACACTGTCTGCAACCTCTAGGCCGAACGTGTCATTTAGTGCTAGACCATCTTCGGTGACTTTCTTGAGCGCATCCCCGGCAAGCCCTGTCTGTTGGCTAACAGTGGTCATGGCCGCTCCGATATCCGCAAAGTTCTCGCCAAAATTGTCATTGTAAATCGCAAGCATAGTGTCTTTCATGCTGCCCATCATTTCATCAGCTACACCCGTCGCAGATTGTACTCCATTAAGAGACTTTTGTAGATTGTCACTTAGGTTAACTGCTAATCCTCCAACAGCTAACCCGGTCGCTCCGGCTGCTAAAGCAGCCCCACCGAACGCCAATCCGATTTTAGTCCCTATTCTATCTGAGCGCTCTTGTAATTGCTCAAGTCGTTGATTTGCATTCTGAAATGTTGAATTAAATGATGAGTTTACTTTACCTGCTAGCTGAAAGGCTATCTCGAACATTTTTCCGGCCATAATATCACCTCTTGCAAATGCGCTCGACGGAATTGGACCAAGCGTTTAGTTCCTCAAGCGTTAATGATAGCCAATAAGTTACGGGTGTATATGTTTCAGTAGCCAATCTTATTGCAGCGTTACGGAGGGTGTCGTCGAAGTCTCCGCCGATCCCCCATCGAGTAAAAAATTTTGAGTATGCAAGGTTACCTGTGTGAAATCCTTTGCTTTGAGTAACAAAATTAAGTCCACGGGGACCTTTGCTGCCTTAGCTGCTACCACAGCTTGATAGGTTTTCGAGAACTCGGCCACTGCAGATTTATCACCGAGAGCCTTTGCTTCTTTTGTCGCATTAATTAGGTCTTGCCCTGATAGTTCTTCAAGATCGAGGACTAACTTTTTGTATTCCACGTCATCATACGTGGTTGGTTTTAATAATTTAATTTCCATATATAACAACCTTTCACAATAAACAAACCCGTTGCACATATTACAACGAGTTTGTTTAGTATTTTATAGTCCAAGTGCCTTCCTGATATCTTTGAGGTAGTCTACACCATCGATTATGCAGATATAATTGAGTTTGTCTAACTCAACAACTACATTGCCAGCGATGCTAATCTTGATATACAGCACTTCGAGCGTGCTTTTCGACCCCGATGTTGCGCCTACTTCGAATTTCCCAAGCTCTGTTGAAACAGGGATTCCTTGAACCACTATTTTTACAGGGCGAATAACATATCCTCCTGTACCAGAGTCATAATCCTGAAAACCACCGCGAAGGTCTAACCGTTGTGCCTGTTGCCTCATTAATGATACAACATTTTTTTCAATAGTTCGCCACGTTATTCCAACTTGCATTGCCCCGAAATGTCCTAACGTAGGACTATCATATTCGCCAGCCATCCCGGCACCCTTGACAGTCTCTTTCATATTTTCGAATTTCGGCAACTCAATATCAACAGTGCCTTTCATATCAATGGAACCATCCAGATAAGCACGGAAACCGGTTAATCGCTCAGGTAATGTGTTAATACTCAATTATTTCACCCCCTCTTACGCAGCAAACAGCGCGCTAAAATAGTTAACGTCGAATTCGAGGACAAATTCCATGTCCTCAGCCGGTACCGGCGGCGTGAGGTGTACGTGGAATTTAACAATGCCATTGAGTAGGTTAGTGACAGGATTCTCTTCTTGCAGGAATTCCACTCGACCACCAAGCAAAGCTCCCCTGGCGGTTAATCCGTTTAGCCAAATGTTCAGGCTATCCACCACCGTATCAATGAGTCGATTATTCGTGGGGTCATCAACCTTCTGCCAGAACGTCAAGATAATCGTATTACCAACCCAGTTGAACATCCTGCGAACAGGAATAAAACTATCCTTAATGTCGGTATTACCTGGATAGGCTCCGGTCCTGTTCCCCCAGAGTTTCCAACCACCGACAAAGTTCAAGGCCGTCACGATGCCTTCGCCATTAAGGTAAGCCGCTTGATCAGGACCCAATGAAACCTCAGCACCGCCATCTATTACCGCTGCGTTTGCTTGCAGACTTTTGTTTGACGGACTCACATACGGTAGATCGTCATTAGCCGCATCAGTTTTGCAAATTATGCCTGCCATTTGAGTAGAGAGGTGATAAACTTCACTTCCAAGTGCTACCCGAGGCCAGCAAACAATTTGCAAGGGGTCCGTATAGTTATTGGTATTCTTCCATGCTGCGACCTCACTATAAAGGTCAGCACCGGTGGAAGTATCATCCACATCTACAATCGAAATCGCCTTAAACAACGTATTAATACTGCTTGATTTTGCCTTCATGACCGCTGCCACCGTTGGATCATGTGACCACCCTGGCGCTAGGATCTGACCCGGTACTAGTCGAAACAAAGGGAAAACCTTATTGACAAGCTCAAGACCGGTATACGCCCCGGTAGTTGCATCAATACCCCCTATAATGTCATCGCTGTCAACCAGAGACGGGTCAAGATGAGAATAAGCTACGTTTAACTTGGTTGTTCCTTCCACGATTCCTCCTCCATCGATCGGGGTAACGATAACCTGCCCGGCATCGTCAAAGGCTGCTGTGTAATCAGTACCCTTTACCAGTGGAGCCCCTTCTAATGTCAACTTGACCACGAGGGTACTCAACAAAACACCGTCTTGTGTAATCGTTACTACTCCTTCGACGATGTTAATGTCAGCAGCAGCAACAGCCGCTTTGTGAGTCGCTGGATCAAGTACATTGATGAACACAACCGGTGCGACATTGAAGAGTGCGAAGTGTGATTTGATGAACTCACAAAGCGTATAGCTTTCCCAATCGTCAGAATATCCAAGCCCTGCAACAGCCTCAGCATAGCTGTAGGCCAACAATGGCTTGTTTACATAGTCCAAGCTAGTAGCCAAGTTGATCGGAGCCGTACCAAACACCACTGGTAAGCCTGCAGCCACTTTGGCGGGAGGTATAACTGATGTCGGTACTTCGGAGATAAAAACACCATGTTTATAGGTCATTATTTAGCACCTCCCTGCGCATATACTTGGATCTCTTTAAACCACAAATTTTGGGGTGTACCAGTAGTATTTACCGCCCGATTCGTCTTGTTGAGTAGGTCGGGTGGTACAAACAACCGGCGGATCGATGGACAATCGGCAATGTGCTGATCCAAATGCTTTGGAAGACTATCGCCCCTAAATACTGTGTATTGGGTTAGGATTCCTCCCTGCAAATTTGGTCCGCAATAAATCAGTTGCGTCCGTTTTACGGATCCTTGGTCGTTTTTCTTACGTGCGTGTTTAATCAAGGACATCTTTTAGGTACCCTCCTTCCTCAACTATGTGAGGTATTGTTACTGTTAAATGCAATATTGCCAACCATTCTGGGTATAATTGTTCTTCCGGAAGCTCGGTTTTTACAGGATATTCAACCTTAAAGGCCCCAAAGAAGCGTTGCTTCATCAGGGCCTTCTTGATTCTGGTAATAACGTTCATGGCATCACGCCAGCCGTCTTGTTCGTCCTCACTGTAGGTTCCGGCGAAGATCTTGACTTTTGCAGAATTACCATCATTTTCTGTGTCAGTATCCTCCAGATATCGGATAATGACGTAAGGGAAATCTGGTATTACCTGCTTTTCTTTAGGTTTTTTCTCTTTCAGGTATCCGCTGATAACCTGGGGAGACTTTTTTACTCCCTCGACGTTCGAATCGAGCTTAAAGTCTGCTATTACTGTCTTAATAAATTCTACTAGTTTATCGACTAAAACTATTGGCGTCATGTATTCGCCCCCAGTAAACGATTGATTTCATGGTCAAGGCGTTTTTCAAACGTTACTTTAGCCTCATTTTCCACATAAATTCTTATTTTAGGCTGCCCAATCATCTCAGGAATTGAGGGTCCATACTTTATGAGCAACGGGTAGCGCGCTTTTCTTGCCCGTTTCAGCACATGCACCTTTCCCGATGATGTTCCTGCAGCCAGAAATGCGCCCGGCAACTCCTTGAATCCATTCTTTTTGACCGCCACCCTAATAACTGCGGGTGGTTTTTTAGAATTTGGTTTTCCTGGACGTACCTTAAAGCCGATTAGTTCCCTCCTAGTATCTCGGGCGTTAACTTTCGCCATTAGTCTACTCGAACTTGCCTTTTCAATGCGAATTGTACTCCTTACCTCAGAGGCCTTAACATAATAATCTTCCCTTGTCTTACTCACAACATTAGTTCTGGCGTTTTCCACAGCTCTATTCAAAGCACGAGCTATGACTGCGGGAGCTTTTTTATGATGCTGACCCATTCTGGCCTGGATTCTTCTCACACTGAAAACGTCGATGAGAATCACGTTTCGTTCGCCTCCAAGGTGATTTCCAATATTCCCATATTCTCCCCGCATTTTAGCACAAGGTGAAGATCTCCATCAATTCGCATGTGTTGTTCTGGAACTGGTCGGTCTTGCAGCTCGGAAACCTTTACGTATAACACCGCAACGTTCTCATAAACACCGTCCTGTACCTTTTGACCCTTTTGCTGGTAAACGTCGTTAACATATACGCAATTGATTTGTTGACCATCTACTTCATGGGTTTCTGCGAATTCATCTGGGTTCATGAAGACTGCTAAGTCACTCGCTATTTGATCTTTAAATGTACTGGCCATTACTCAACTACCAGAGACGCGGCGTCAAGCACAGGAGGACCTTCCTCGCCCGGATTCTGATCATCGAATGTACCCTTGGTCACTTCAATCATTTCAATGATATCGACCTTCTTGCGAGCATTTGAAGCGTCTACTCCGTAGGCTTTGGCGATTTCCTTCAGCTCGTCGAGTTTCATATCTCCATTGTACTCAGGTAGTCCGTCGAGGTCGCCACTGCCTGAGCTTGTGTCGATATCGGCAGGATCCTTCGAAGGCTCTTGATCTTTTGTCATATCGGGAGGTTCCTGTTGTATTCCTACATAGACAGCAACGCCCCGTTCAACGAGGCGTTGCTCTTTTTCGGCTGTAGTCTCAAACGATCCATCGGCTTTGGTTTTAGGCAAGATCCTGGTGCCAACGCGGTGGCCGTATGTTCCTTGAATGATCTTGATCATCTCGATGCTCCTTTCTTATTCAGTTAAGACCGAACCGTCGCAGAGATCCATGGGCTCTTATTATTCGGGATCAGTAACGGACAGGATGTTACTGTCAATGTTCTGGTATTACCCTCAGCGCTGGACAGATACTTTGGCACACGTCTAGCAGAGTATGTGTGGAACTGTCCATCTATCTGCTCGACCTGAGTGACTGCACCATAAAGAGTTCGTCCAGCTGCTGGAGCTGTCAAAATTACTTTACCTGCAGGGATATACTGAGTTGCCACTCCGTTGTCCGCCTCGTACGTATCCTCATAGCTGAGGATGTCGATCATCCTGCCATTTATGTTGAACCGTCCGATCACAGCGGCTCCAGCCGGTAGAGTAGTTGGATCGATGCTTCCGGCATTGAAATTCTTTATGTCAAGAAGCTTCTGAATTGTTGCATCATTGATAATTGTATCAGCAACATCAGGTGCAACGATCAGCTCTGAGGCAGGTAACCCTCTGGATGTTAATAGGCGGGCCATAGCCGCAATGTCCGCAATGATTTTGGCGCCAGCGGCATCCCAATCAGTATCTGGAGTATAGATTGCTGGGTTAAGGGCTTCACTATAAAAGCGGATTTCCTTCTCTTCGTACAATGTCAGGTCATCAGCGTAGTGCTTCATGACACAGGCGTTATCGAGCATAGTCTCCGCAGCCATAAGTTCCTCACGTCTAGAGATCATTTCACCCATTTCGTCGGAATCTTTCAAGAGCATCATGCTTTCACGCTGTTGTGGCGTGAGTTTGTTGAATAGGGCTTCTCCGAATCCTTTCTTCTTGAGGTCATCGATCGTTAGTACTCTGCGAGGAGCGATGAATGGAGGGGTGTATCTCTCCGTACTGTACCCTTCGCGGGTAATGGTTACGCCCCCCTTAATTGGCGATACGAACGGAGCAAGCTTCTTGCTACCATCTTTGTACTCAACTAGCACGTCGTCCGTCGAAAAGATGTCGGTCGCGTCATTCGTAGGGAAATATCTATCACGCAAAAAAGTATGGAGAGGTGTGATTTGTTCTATTGCCATGAGTAGGGAATGGGTGCTGTAAATATCAAAAGCCATGTTTCATTCCTCCTTATATCTCGTACGCGTCAGCGAGGAAAATACCGAGAGCTCTCAGTTCTTCTTCGTTGGCTGCCGTCATTGTATAGCCGGTCGCAATGATCAACTGGTTACCATTGAAATACCCTGTTTTATAAGCTGTGGCCACGACTGCGGTGCTCGTTCCTGTGTCAGCATCTTCTGCGAGGATGTACTTGGCCTTTGCCATAGCTGCTACAGTGATGTCACACTCGATATCGATGCTGGTCTCGTCTTTGAGTCCACCAGCTGCCTCCAACGTAATGGTCAAAGTGCCGTTGGCATATCCTATCGTGTAGTCAGTTGTTATTGTTGCTGGGGTTGCGCTACCGGCAGCGTATACCTTTAAGGTGCTTGTGACAAGATTCGCGTTTGCATAAGTTGAGACCAACGTCTCCACTGCAAGAGTGGCTGCCACGGTCTTATCAGAGCCGAGCAAAATGCCGTCTCCGCCTGCCGCTGTCATAGCGATGACAGACCCACGGAGGATTTTACCTTGATTAGCAGCGAGTTTAATATGACCGCCCATTGCTGCGGGACCATTTTGATTAATCAAGTTATCAAAGCCAACGCTTCCAATGTTTTCGTCAAGTCTGCCCATTATTTCTTACCTCCGTTCTTCATTTTGTTGTATACATCCACAATCGCGTTCACTTGCTGAGCCTCGTCAGGTTCGTCATCTTGGTTCCCTGCGTTTGGTGCAGCACCGATGCCCTTGGCTCCGGAGGCATTGAAGTCATTAGCACTATTGTCGAGGTGTTGCTTGCCAAGCTGAGCCTGTTTTTGCAGAGCTTTCAAAGATAACTCGGCGGCTGTACATGGGGCATCTCCATACTTTGCTTCAGCTACAAGTTGAGGATCGCCCACTGCGGACTCAATACTTTCAATGTCCTTGATACGGGCTCTCTCTGCTGCAATAGCCTCGGCGCTTATGGTTCCTTTGCTTGCCGCTTCTATCTGAGCTACTAGCTCAGGGTGCTGTTTTTTGAGTTCTTCCATGTCCATCGTTTTTTTGCCTCCTCCATTAGGTTTTTCTATTCCATCCACCAGGCCTTTTGGCGCTGCAGGTAGAACGCTATTAACTGGGATGCCTTTAGGTATATTGTGTAAACCTTTTATGCTGTGCTTGATACCATTCACAAGTAGTACGCTCTTGTCAGTGCTCATGATCATTTGCGGATCAGAGCCTTCAAGTAGTTTATTGGCGAAACCCTTGTCGACAGCCTCTTTGCCCGTCATCCATGTCTCTTTTGTCATCATGGAACGAAGGGTTTCGACATCAAGTCCAGTTTTTGCGGAATAGATTTCGGCAATTGCCCTTTCAGCTGCGTCGAAACCCTTGATTACTTGCTTAAGATCCGTGATGTTGTAGTAATTATAGAATAGGGCACTTACTCCATGAATCATCACGAGACTACCGGGGTATGTTACAACTTCGTCACCACTACACATAATGACACTCGCTGCGCTGGCCGCAATGCCTTCGACTATGACTGTCTTTGATCCTGCAAGACCCTTGATCGCGTTGTGAATCGCGATACCGGTGTAAAGATCCCCACCCACGCTATTGAGTTTGACTGTGATCTTACTTTTGCCCTTGACTGCCTCTAGATCGTCGAGGAAGCCCTCAGGGGAGATATAGAGACCAGGGAGTGCTTCGCCAGTCCAAAAATCTATTGGTTGGCTACTTACCACTTCACCGTATAGGGTAATTTCTCCCTCGTCATCCGATACGGATGCGATGTTCCAGAACTTCGTTGCTTTGGCATGAGATCCTGGTACTGACCCATTAACCAGTCTGGGTTCTTTTCTTTTTCCCATTGTCGTCTCCTTCCTTCAATGCTTCAAGTATTACGGCTTTGATGGTATTGGCGAGCTGTGTTCCTCCGCCTTCGTTTACACCATTTGCCTCTGCAAGCTTAGTGTTTTCGCGTGCGAGTTGCTCGACGTTTGTCTCCCATTGGCCACCGTTGAGCCTGATGGTCGATTGTTCGTGAGTAGTAAAGCCCTCGCTGACTGCGAGAATCTCAGCCGATATTTCTTTGACTGGGTCGAGTTGCCCCTGGCTTGGCCCTATCCATTCGCTACCGAGGTATGCCTTGCGCATGGTGGGGTTAGTAAAAAAACCCGGTGCTAGTATCCGACCACGGGCAACAGCTTCAGCCATCCATACCTCGTAGATAGGACGACAGAAGTCATTAGTGAACCAAACACGCCGCATTTTGAAAGCTTTCCACGCCTCCAGCAACGCAGCACGGCTCGCCGAGTAGCTAGCATTAAACGCCTTGAGAAGCAGATCGGCCGGTACTTCAAGGGCTGCACCAATTTGTTCACATATTGAGCGAATAAATATGTCAAATCCACCGCTCGGTCGCTTTGGATCTGCAAAGGTTACTTCCTCACCTGGCTTCATGATGTTTATCTGACCAGGCCCCATTTCATATTCATTCGGATCATCCGAGACTTCCGAATTTCCCACTTCATTGAATGGGTTATCACCAGTTGATGCTTCTGTCTTAATGAACGCAGTAAAGAAGCTCTCGACCACAGCTGCAGTGAGCTCACTTTCTGTATACCTCCGGAGTTGAAGCAAGGGTTCAATGACCTGTGCTAAATAACTAACGCCACGATATTGATCAGGGCGTTCCGTATCCATAATCTGCAGGATGTTTGGCAATCCGGTGAGATTCCCGTATGCCTCCACACGCTGCCACTCTGTTTTTCTGGACCAGGTTTGAAACGGATAGGTGTTGCGAATGTGATACGCGACGATCGCGCCATTAGTGTCGACCTCGACACCGTCATAGATGCTGTTGCCATTTTCAGCCTTTCCGTCTGTCATGATGGACAACATGTAGCCCCCTGGCGTACTTACTCGATCAGCTTCGATGACGTGTAGTCGCAAGTTATACGGCATAAGTTGCGTGGCTTCATATTGCTTGAATACGACGAAGGAGTCTCCGCTTAAAAGCCAGGATACAAACGCGAGCTGCTGAATGGCATAAAAGTCATTGACGCCGGTGGCATCGCAAGCTCGTTTACTATCAGCCCATAAAGCAAACTCGGCTTCGACGTTTTTTTGCCATACTTCAGTTGCTTCAGGCGTCATTCCCAGCGCGTCACGATTTATACGACTTTTCAGCTGAAGTCCGACACCTATGACATTGGTGCGATTGGTTTTGATTGCAGAGGTTGCCACTGGGGCGGCCATATAAAGCATCCTGGCCCGCTGGCGAAGCGTAAAGTTGTTATAATCAATGTCCTCCCGAGCGCTACCACTTTGTGCATTGAAACCTTTAGTTGCTTTCTTTTTCCAGCTCGCTCCAGCCTCTCCGTATCCTTTATTTTCCGGACGTGTTGGTACTCTTGCGTTTGGTTTTTGGTCCCTGTTGATCGATCTCACCTCCTTTACCAGTCGCGGAGCACGACTCCGACTGCTCGACGCGGTTTGCCACCGATAAGTTCTGATTCCAACTCTGTGATCTCTTGCTTGAGTTCCTTGATAGCTGTTCTGATCACACTAAGATCGGTATTGTATCTGGCCAGATTACGGGGACCGATGCCGTAACTTTGGACTCCACCGCTGAGCATTTCTTTTTCGCGGTTTCGGTAAAGGGTGTTCCTCTCCTTTGCATCTACAAGATCAGCAGTGATGACCTCTTTGGTTCGCATTATCGTCACCTCCTTGGCTTTCACCAGTCATCAGAATCACGCTGTCGACGCTTCCTTGGTTGCTGTACTGGTTTCTGTTTGGGTGTTTCCGGTACCCCTTTAATCCTCCGCTCCACAGCGTCCATATCTGGATCGATTATTTTCAGACCGGCGAGCGCATAGTTGCGGCAGTCGAGAGCTTCGTTTCTTGTATGCCCAGGAAGCTTTTCCCACGCCCAACTATTTCCAGTTTTACTTTTCTTCAGGACGAGCTTCTCCGAGAGCAGCCCATTGAAGTAATTGATATCATAGCCACGATCCTCTCCTCGAGGGAAATGACAAAATTTCGCTCCTGCCTCCTGCACCTTAAGAGCACTCATAATTGATGACTTTCCGGCATCTACACCCAATGTATAGAGCCAACAAGTGATCTTCTTATTGTCTTTAATTGGGATCTTGGATGGTGGCCTGACGAAAGGAACACCGTCGCCACCTTTACCTTTAATAGCAAAAACACGTTTACTTTGTCTATTGCGACAAGCTTTGTAAACTTCCTGAGTATAATGACCTCCGGAGTCAACACAGGTGATCGATAGTTTAAGACCGCGTCCATTCTTGAATTTGTAGACGCGGTCAATGACATCATCCAGCCTTTCCCATACTTCTGGAGTGTCTGGCTTTCCCATGATATAACCTTTCTTAATGCCCCACGTCTCACCATATTGGCCATGGCCAATAACCTCGTACTCCAAGCGATTGTCTTGAGTATCAACGCCACAGGTGAGTACAAGTACACCGTCAGGTAATTCGGCTGGGTATTCCTCACGACGGGAAAGCATCGAATCTTCATCTTCGAGGTCTCCGCGATCTTCCCATAGTTCTCCAAGCAAAGTGTTAAATACTACCTTTAAACGCTCCGGATCGCGTTGAGCTTCAAGGAACTTGCGGGCAATTTTGCTCCACGGCATCCAAGGTGAAGAGAAGGCATTGAGCCAGAATGACCGAACTCCATTAATGTAGGCCTCCGGGTTGTCTGCAATCCACTTAGTTGGTTGCTTGCGCATGACCCTTTCGGTTGATAAGCAGCCGCACGAGGGACAGGCCCACCCCGTTATTGTCACATAGAAGGTCTTTTTACTCTTTACCTTAACGACCTGATGGTCATATTTCACCTGATCGAATACAATACTATGCCAATCCCCACATTCAGGGCATTGGTGACACCATCGTTCTTGGGTACCCTGGTAGAATGACGTCTCAATGTTGCTGCTTCCCTTGATAGTCGGCGTCGATACCTCAATCGCCTTCGCGTTATAGAACGTTGCCTGCCTTGCCTCGGCAAGAGACCACGGGTCTCCCTCGGTTCCAGCACTCAATGCCCATCTGTCACGTTCGTCGCCGAGTATATATCGGGCCGGAGTGGATGCGAGAGCCGATGCGCTGTTCGAACCCGCAATTGTGAGCATACCACCGGGGAATGATTTCTGTAATATCGTGTTGCCACTGTCGCGCGTTTTGACATCAGCGACCTTGGCTTTTAGTGGCTTACTATCCCTGATCATTGGAGCAATACGTAACCGACTGAACTTCCTGGCATCCTCGAGCGTTGGCTGGACGAACAGGATCGAGCCGGGATCTTGATCAATGATGTACCCTATTATGTTAAGTTCGAGTTCGGACTTTCCGACTTGTGAAGCGGCCACCATTACAATCTTGTGGATATGTGGGTCAGAGAACGCCTCCATTGGCGCTTTCAGATAAGGGGTTCTTGAGGTTCTCCACGGCCCAGCCTCTGCCGAGTTTTCGGGGGAGAGGCGGCGGCTCCTGTCGGCCCATTCTGCCACGGTGAGGTCCTCGGGCGGCTTAAAGTTTTTAAGCGCACCCGAAACGGCTGTGTTCAGCCTCTCGATTTCCGGCTTATTCTTCCGGGCCATCTTCCTCCAACCCTCGCCAACCTTGACGATCCCTTACCCGCCGTTTGTATTCCTCGGGATCGTAGCGATAATTAGAAAGGTCATTGAGGATGCCGTGACATTCCTGTTTGATACGACTCGATGCTTCGGCTGCAGTTGTTGTGTTAGCCATATCTATTGCAAGCCGCCCAGGCAAAGCCATGATCATGCCTCTGACCGCAAAAACAAGATCTGTCGTCATTGACTCAACGTCCTCGCTGCGGTGCATTTTACCCTCGAGCTCATTCAGCTCCAGCGCTGCCATGCCTGCTTTGCTTTCCTTTAGGTTAGCCTCAGCCTTTATTTTGCGGACTTCGATGTCAATAACTTCACCGCTCTTGGTCCCTCGATTATTGGCCTTATCGCCCAGGTACTTAATGTACCGCTGTATCGTCGTCATAAGGTCGTAGCGATTGGCACCTTTTATCTTTGTCGAGACGATGACTCCATCCTTGGTGAGCTGCTGAATCCTACGCGTCGTCACTCCAAAAAGCGGGGCGAGGATGTCGCTGCCGACCAGCTTGGGGTTTGGTTTGTTGTCCGGCATCGTATCCCTCCTCCCGGACATTTGGCGAAACGAAACGCCCTAAAAAAAATTTTCTGAGTCTACACGTTTATCGGGGTCATTTAGCCCCGCAGTCAAGAATCTTTGCCGGAAGTACCTTTTCTTCATTAAGGGCATTAAAAAAAGCCCTGGCTCTTTGTCCGGGCTTGTTGGGTTTGTCTAAATATTAAACTAATATGGTCTGCTACATCTCAATCTCCCCCCTATATAAGATCAAATACATTGTAATAAATATAACAGATCATAAAGGTATAGTCGAGGTCATGAAAAGGACATCATTCGGACATTTTCCCTTGCGGTTTTCTTCTTGTCAAGCTATTAGACAAGGCTGCGGATATCCCGAAAAGGGCGACCGATATATCGCCAACAATTTGAGATCTCCACCTCCTGACCGTCTTTACCTCAGGATGATTCCCGTCTTCTTTAATGATTTGTTCCGCTATCTGCTCAAATGACAACTGCTTAGAGTCATCGTTCCTTCGTTCTCCATTCGCATCTCGATTGAAGTAATACATCTCAATAATCTTAAAACGCGAGTCAGTCCTAAATTGGTTTAGGATCCTATCTATGCTCTCAAGCTGTGCCTTTGTTCTGTTGTACGACTTTTGGCGTTCTTTCCCTTTCTCCTCACTTGGATCTGTATAGCCAGCATTCGGAGAAAAACGCGTGATGCTTTTACTTCTTTGCTTGAATATGCCTTCCATGTAAGCATATTCATCGGCAACTATATCAATAAGCTTAGGGTAATTGTATAATATTTTTTCTGTTGCCTTGTAATAATCGAAGGTTCTTGCGTCCTTTTCATCGTCCTTTTTTTCTATAGCCACGATACTTTTCTGTACTGCTCGCTCTATTATTTTGTCAATCTCTGGAGTCAGTGTTTGTGTTAAGCTCTTTGATTTATTCATCTTGCCGTTCTCCTCCCTCGACGCCAGTCCCAAACATTCCTTGTATGGCTTCAAAGGGTAGCTCTTTTCCCTTCCTAATACATCGGATTTCTTCGTCACCTATGGCCCGTATGAAACGTTTAACAATGATGTCAGTGGATTCTGGCGTCAGTTCCATGATGTATGCTACCTCTTTCACTGAATCATAGGACACCAGTGTGGTACCCGCTCCACCCACTAGCAATTTCTCAATCAGCTCGGGCAGTATTTTTGACTCAGCACCATCAAATAGCCGGTCCCGATCTTCTGGAATGGAGCAGTCTCCACATATTACACGGTGTTTACCGAGAATCCAAAGATCTCCGTTCTTGGTTATAGGTTTATCTGGCTCGGTGGCTGTTTCCGGGTCCTTAGTTTGATCCTGCAACGCTTCAGCGAGGGCGTTCACGATATCGCTGTATTCCTCTTCAGAGTATCCAGACAACGTGAATGGTATCTCTCCAGTGTTGATGTCAGCGAATACTTCGGCCAGCATCTTGGCATCTGCATCGCTTAGTTCCGCAATTCTGTTGTCGGCCACTAGGTCGGCCATTTCCTCGGCATCACTTGAATAATTCTGATAGTCAACTGGTACTTCAATCAGCTCTTCTAGCTGCGCTGCCATGAGCCTGCCGTGTCCTCGAACAATCAGTCCACTACGATTGCTAATGGTGATTGGTCCGCGCCATCCTTGTGCTCGGATGATTGCCCCGAGGAGCTTCACTTGTTCAAGCGGGTGCTGGTTAGGGTTCTTTGGATTCGGTTTGAGATCCGATGTCATAATAATGGCATCGTGTGCACAGAACACGGGTATCTCGTCTGCCCATGCTTTAGGGTCTGCAGCTGTTCTATAGTCGTATAGTTTTGGCGCTTCGTGCTTCGGGGCAGGTTTTTTCCTTGCCATCAATACTTCGCCTCCTATCCATTCTAATCCTTATCCACCCTTTAATCAGACCTTGATTCTGCATTCTTTCCACTTCAGCCACTTTTCTTCTAGTTCATCAAGCCTTTGCTTTACTTTGGCATCAGCAAAGCGTTTCAGTCTCAACCGCTCCATTTCGTTCTGTTCAATCTTTGACATGTAGTAGGGATACGTCTTAATTTGCCACTGCTTCCAATATTCACGCCAGCGGGCAGACTCATGGGGCCCTTCGCTCCCGTGATGATGTTTCCAACATAAAGTGACCACATTCTCGACACATGCTACCCGGTCTTTTGCTTGAGAACGTGACTCGCAGTGATGATGGTCCGTGTTATAACTGCTTCCACACCCGGGATGAAGGCAAACTCCTCCATCCCGCTCGTCAACCTTTTTATAAGCATATTGGAGTAAACTGCTGAGCTTTGCCAACGATTCACCCCCGCTTTATTCACAAATAATTGAAATGTGTATTAACTAGACATTGTCTTTAATGCTTTAACGTACCATACGTTATCAATATCAGCCTGGGTTATCTCTTTTAGTTCTTCCTCGGTTTCGATAACACCCCACCAACTTTCTGCACCAAAAACAATTTCATTGAGATCAAAAACAAAGATGGCTGGATTTGCCCGATAACCAAGATTTAATTCTTTGCTTGTGGAGTTATGAGATACAGTAATATCTAATGGCAAATCACCCAGGAAGAGTCCTAAGTAAGTCTTGCCTCTATATTCCTCCGCACAGGGAGCAATCTTTACAAACTTACCTATATTGCTCTTCTCAAGACAATATAGTTCGGTATTACGGTTTATTTTGGAAACCTCAATCGGATACTCGATATACCTACATTTATACCCATCACAGATAAATTTCTCTTTGAACTTATGAGCATCCAGCATTGAATCCATTCTGTGAGGATTCCATATGGCCTGATATTCCTCGTTATTCTTCAATGTGTCACACTCGGCGAATAAGCCGAACTTACAAGCATTGCAATTTCTTTTGGTTCCATTTGACATTAATTAGTCCTCCTTATGCTTCGCTTAAAGAACATTATTGTTCACTAACTTAAATTAACAGGTTACTTTATCCACACTTACTCCAACCACAAACTAAACAATGCATACAAGCGCTGGCCCTGACGGTTTTACCTCCGCACTCCTCGCACCCAAGACCTTCTCGGTGGTAGAAGCAAGCTCCCTTCCAGTCCGGATGGTTCGCCTGTTTTGTAGCTATACAATTTCGCACGTCGAAGTCGAGTTTGATTTCTTGGTTAGAGCAGAATTTACCGTTGCACTTTTGCATTTTGGCCCCCGATCCGCACCCATCGGCACTCATCGATTCGAACGTAATCGCATTTACCCTTTTCTACACAAGTCTCGCATTGACAAGCTTGTCCTTTGCATTTGCGACATTTACACATGTTTTCTCCTTTACGTCGATTATTTCAAGTCTCTGGAGCTTGATTTCCCTGTACCTATACCAACCATAAATATTGTGGACAATATACCTAACTCGCCTTTCATCAACCTCAATTGCCTTGGATCTATCTGGGTCAAACATAAGTTTGTTATCCTCTTTGTTTTCTCCGCAGTAGAATTGGCCATTTAATACGATGAGTTGCTTCATTATCTCCACCCCGCTCGCAGTGCGCAGGTCGTACAAGCTGCAGCTAACCCTTCAGCCTTAACAATCTCGCGTATAAGATTTGATTCCCAACATTCAACCCCGCACGTTGGGCAGGTAACTAGATTCCAGTCAGGTCTATTACCGGCATCCGGGATATTACTCTTTAACGGCATACATACAATGCCTCCGTCCCCCGGCTTATGTGCAGTTATCTTTACGTTCATAGCACTACCTCAATTCCAGGCGGCATTTTCCAGTTCCAAAAGCCCTGGTCTCCCCGGGCTTGAATAGGAGATTTGAAGGGTCTTATATCTTTCCATATCCAAGCGTAACGACCTAGGGTGTAGTCACCAAGTAGCAGCTCTTCTGGGCTCAATGTTTCAATATACTGCTCAGTAATAAGTTTGCAATCCACCAGATTTCCAAACGCAAGTATATAGCCGAATGGGAGTCTCTCGAGTGAGAACGGGAATAAAAGATTACTGATAGTCTTAATGGAATTTGGATGCATGACTTTCATGACCTCTTTAAATGGCTTCTTTGCTGCATGTATTGCAACGTCCCCTCTGACTTTGGTTGGCCAACTCCGTGTCTCATTTTTCTTGTGTTTCTCCGCTATCAATGTCGCCCATGGTTGCCATACGGTTAGCGCTCTCACTGTCCATTGCCTCCTGTCCTGCATACATAGGGCTAATGCCCTCCTCAAACGTCTCGCAAAATCCCTCTGCGTTAATTTCAATACGTTCCTCGTTGATATTCTTCATGCAATTATCTTCCCAGTAATTTACACAATTACTGTTCGTACACATCATATTTATGGCCATTATTCAATCACCCCTTGCATGTAGATCAAATTGGCAAGCGCTTGCGATTTTGCGTTGTCACATAACCTCGACTTTATTCTTAACTCTGCACTTTCTTCTCCAGTTCTTAATAAAGAAGCAAGCTCACAATCATTTTCATGTCCATGAATAGTTGCATTTCCGCAAATAGGACAAAACTTATATATGGCTCCGCCTATCCTTCCTCCGTCTTTGACAAATTGAATGTCCATAAGCATTTTTCGATACATAGCGAGCTCTTCGGCCAGGCATACATATTGGATAGAACATGCTTTACAGCAATCCCCGTTTTCGTCATTGGTTCTTCTTTGGCTGCAGCTCTCGACTTCATTCCATTGATGCTTATTTAGCACGGCCACCACCCCCTGATTTTTAGACAATCCCGCTCAATAACTTGATTACGCCACCTAGTGCAGGTAGTCGATAGCTTTCCAGTTCATCAGCCTTTACATATTTCCGACCATAAAGATCTTTCATGTCACGCCAGACTGTCCAAGGGATTCGATAAAAGGCCTGGAACCCGAAGGATACAAACACAAAGGCCAATGCTCCTAATTTGTGATGCTTTTCAAGACCGTCAAGCTGCTCCTGTGTTACTCTGCCCCGCTCAATTCGATCATGGTCTGTATGCTTGGCCTCAAATACTATTGACAGGCCTCCCTTGAGGGTGCCCTTATAGTCCGGCTGAGCTGCCTTTTCAAAGCAAGCGATAAACTTTCCAGGCTGTCTGGGTATTGGAGTGAGCACCTTCATCGGCTCCGGTGTCTTTTCAATGTGTGCGAGGTCCTTTTCGTAGTAGAAGGAACAGGCCCCGGTGATCATGTTCTCAAAATATTCTCCGACTATCTTTGACCGCTTGCCCTGAAGCTGTCGTTGTGGATCCTTGCAGCGTTTAATAGCCTCAAAAGCAGTAAGATCTTGGTATCCCTCGGCATTCTTTCGATGGTCTTTATTCACTCGGCTCACCTCCGGGAATTACTATGTTTTAACATCATCTCTCCATATATCTCCACGGCATCTCGGACAGATATTCCTAACTTTTTGGCTAACTCCATCTTGGCCTTCATTCCTTCGCTTGGATTTTGAATGCCATAAACCCATACTTCTTTACATTTTTTTAGAATCTCTGTATCTAGCTCCATTCCAAGCTTGCGTTCATGCGGTATACGATCATCGAGAAATTGAGTAAAGTAAATATGTGTGGCGAGCGGTACGACTCCGAATTCTACGGCCTCTCGGCAGTACGCCTGTGCCTTCCGGATATTCCGCTCGAGATCTCCTCTGAGCGGGCTGCATATATATAAGTCGCTTCATGGCTGGTTCCTCCTCGATTAGTAAATTAAGTTGAGCTGTCACCGTTATCATGGATATTTCCAATGACCTCAAGCCATCCTTCATCACCGAAACTATTTACATAGTGCCAAAGTGTTGTTGCCGTATCTGTGGATTCATCCTCCCCAACTACCAAAAACATACTATCGGCAAATGTCACAACTAACGTGCTGTTTCCATATTCTCCTGGCAATATGTCTCCCTCAAAGATCTTTGTGCCATCATTTAATTCTCGTCCAGCAAATTCCCCAACAGTTTCAGGGACAACCTCCCACTCTTCCACTGGCTCTCCATTTGCATAAGCAGTTTGGTTTATTGGTGATATAAAACACCTAACAGGCTTTGATGGATTGCTCTCGTGGTTAAAATAATACAAGCAACCAACCACCCACTCGCCATTGTCGATCCGTTTGCCACGGAACTCAATCTTTCTACTGCTCATTCAATCGCCCCCAGCATCTCTAGCGCTGCCTCTCTGTAAAAATCATCATCTAGGGATTCCACTGCTTCTACGATTTCTTCTAAGTTTTCGTCATCTGGATATGCTTCTTCCATTTGGCTAACGAGGTTCTTTTCCTTACTGATACAAGGCCCGTTTTTCTTCCATACGCCCATAGTCAACGTAAAATCTTGTCCTCTGAAATTTAAGGTTGATGTCTCAATTCCGTTTCCCCAAACCTTTGAATATTTAGCCATCCCGCTTCCTCCTTAGCTCCTCCATCCTCCGGTTAGTCCAGCTGTTTACATGCTCGAAATAGAACGCTTTCCCGCACTCTGGACAACATGGCAACATTTCTTTTCCACGGTAATGACTTTCTAAATTGCGAAACACAAGCAGCCATGGCTTATAGTCAGCTATTTCCCTTCGTTGCCTAAGAAGTCTCTCCACTTCATCTTGGAGTCGTTCGTAATGTCGTGCTAAGCCGTATATTGCGTCATATGGGTCAACTCTCGAACCGCATTTAGTACAATGAACTTCCCGATTATCGGTATCAATAACGTAATTAGGTGTCCCACATTTGCATCGTTTGCCGATGTTACGGTTGATGCGTAGGACCTCAAGCTGGACTACTTTTTCAGGAAGTTCATTCATTTAGTCCACCTCCACCTAGAATGGGATATCGTCGTCAGCAATATTAACTTCATGCCCATATGAACTAGCTCCACCAGTGCTTCCGCTTCCACTGTCCTTCGGGCTTAAGAAACGGACGTTTTCTGCAATAACCTCTGTAACCCAACGCTTTTGATCGTCTTGAGCGGTATATGATCGTACCTGAATCCGTCCATCAACCGCAGCCAGTTTACCCTTAGCCAGATAATTGGCACAGAGCTCGGCAAGCTGTCGATAGACTACACAATTAATAAAGTCGGTATCTCTTTCTCCCTGAGCATTTTTGAAATTGCGATCAATGGCCAAGGTGAAATTACAAACCGCAATCCCGTTCGGAGTGTAGCGTAACTCAGGATCCTTCGTTAGCCGACCAATTAAAACGACTCGATTTAACATGCATTTTCACCTCATAGATAAAAATCATCGTAATTCGTATTTTTTCTAGGCACTAGGTTTTTAGGCATATTCCCCGGATCCTTATTTCGTTTGTGCTCTTTTTGGCTTTTACGTTCAGCCTCTCGAGCTTCAATATTGGCCACGGTCAGGACTCCTGCTTCTCTCCAGTCAGTCAAAACCCTGCGAAGGTAGAACATGTTCCGGACATCTGCATCAAGGCAGCGCTTTAGTCCCTCGATGACTACTGCATCCGGATCTGGACTTCCTCGTGAAAAGAACTCGTCACACCAGGCAAGAATTGCGTCAGACTCACCCTTTGGTATCAATCTCCCCCAATTCTTTTGAGCCCAGTCGACTGCTTTGGTGCCGATAGCCATGGATACGGCTTTGCTCGATTCGTTCACGGTATGAGGCGTTTCGTTCGCGGTTTGTGGTATTTCTGGTACAGCATCCTCGGTATCGTTCACAGTTATCACGATTTCCTCGCGCGCGTTGTCGTTGTTGTTAATATCTAATTCTGTATCTGTATCTCCTTCTTTCTCTTTATCTTCTTCTATAGCGTTTCCCTTGTGTTTAACTGGCGTTACATCGGCGTTACTCTTTTTGCTCCGACATTTACTTACTCGTTTTGCGACCTCTTCTGGCTTATCGGATGGTTTTTCATATTGCCTGTCATCAAAATGCGTTACAGTGATAATTCCGTCCTGATCAACGTCAATCATGCGAAGTTTTTCGAACTTATTAATACAGGAAGTAAAATCTTCGATACTAATAAACAGAGCCCTGGCTATTCCTTCAACTGGATAAGCTAGTCCTACGTCGATACATATAACGCCCCTAACTTTTGACTCAGCTGATAAACAAAGAATGTTTATCCAAGTCCTAAATTCCAAATCGCTTAGGGCCTGCATCTTTGGATCGGTTCGTATTTCGGTATGGAGTTTAAGCCAGGGCAGTCTTGCCATCCTTATTCCTCCTGACAGGAAAACTAAATTGAAATGCAACAATCACAGCCGCTCAGACATTTTACCGATTAGCCCAACTACTGCATTTTTGTACTTCCCGCGCGCTTCGGCATCGATCTCCTCTAATACACTGAGAATATCCTTGAATCCATTTACTAACGAGTCGAAATGAAGTTTAAATCGAATAGTCGAAGTATCAACTGGTTGAGATCCCTTAGCCTTGAGTTCCTTGTTTTTCTCCCTCAACTCGTGAAGTTCTCGTTCTACCTCTTCAGGCACTTTATCGACGGCTGGTGCAGCTGTGACTTCAATAGGATCCTTGAGTTGTCCCTCTAACTCTGCGATTCTTTCAAGTGAAAATGCGAGCTCGCTATTCGCTTTTACAAGCGAGTTACTTAGGAGTTCAATATCCTCGGTATTCCCGGAATACTCCGCTTCATCTAGCGACTTTTTAGTTTCGGAAATAGATAATTCCAACCGCTCGATCTCTTTCTTAGATTTCTCCTTTTCCTCTTTGAGATCATCCCGGAGCTTCTCAGTTGCAGCTTCAGCGACCTGCTTCTCCGACTCTGCTTTTTGCTTTTCATCAAGATATTTCTGGGCTTCTTTAAACCGTGTCTTCGCTAATCCCTGGGCTTCATCGACAAGCTTCTTATCCTTTTCCCAACCTGCCTCGACTTCCTTAAGCTTAGCCTCGAGTTCTTGCTTGTCCTTGATCACCTGCTGCAGTTCCCGAGTAGACTTGCTATGAATGTCGTGCTCCTCAATAAACGCTTCCCGCTCTTCCATGGGAATCCCCATCATCAAAACGGCCTGAGTGTAACTCAAACTGGCAAGCGCTTGCGATTTTGCATTGTTCTCACAGAACATGTTCAGTTGGCTCGT